AAATGCGCCTGCTCTACAGACAATCCACTGTCAACAATATTCATAGAATGAACTATTCATAGACGGTGCGCTCGAATTCATTTCCATCGAAATCGACGAATACTTTTTTCACCGGACGCTTGCCTTTGTTGCTTGGGTAGATGTTCGGCGCGCTTTGCGACTCATCCTCTGGGCCGAATGCTGGTCGGCTTTTACATCGACACTGGTAGTCATCACCCGGGTGACCATGAACACCGGGCCGTATCTCTGGCGGGTCGTCCCATCGAAAGTATTTCCCATGATGGTCGCGGTGCCTTGGTCTGGTCTGCGCGTCATTCATGCAGATCCAGATGTAACCCGGAAATCCAGCGCTGGTCTGCCGGTCTTTATTGATCGAGGCATACGCCTTGGCAACCTGATCTCGTGCGACGAACTTGGCATACGCGCGGCCCTTCTCAGTCTGCCGCATCACCTCGTCTTCGATGATCTTGAAGTTCGACCCTTGGACTACAGCCTGCTGCACGGCCATCTCGAGCTGCAATGACTGCTTCTTGGCTATGGCCTGCACCAGCTCGATGTTTTCTTTGATCGCTTCGTTCAGGGACGGGATGTCTTTTGTAAACGTCTGCTTATTGAATGGAAACTTCGCCTTCTCGTACTGGCCGACAATATTGCGCTGTATTCGATTATCCACCGCAGTGAAGACTGATTCGATCGATGAGAAGATGTTCGACTTCAGCAATTTATCCATTACCTTTGAAGTAATGCCTTTTACCTGCTTTCTGAAGTCAGAAAACTGGAATGCGTTCAGCCGGTGCTCTATCTGGTCGGGTAGCGTTGGCTCCCGCTCCTCTTCGAAGATCACTTCCCGCAGGAGCGCGAGATACTCGCGGTTGATGAATTTTATCAGGTTATCGAAAACGGAGACATATACCGTTTCGGTGTCGTCAGTCTTTGCGAACGGGATCATGCATTACGCGGCTTTTTTTTCTGCTGCCTTGCGTATGGTCTCCCAGACGTTCGGGAAGTTGACCTTGGTCTTTTCGAACAGCCCCCATGGGTCTGCCGGCGCGTTGACCAGCTCGCTGGCCATATCGGGGAAGTCTGGGATCTCAGCGTGTGGGAAAAGCTTTGAGTAAACGTCGGCTTTGATGACTTCGCTGTCAACCAGACCACCCTGTTGCAGCAGGCTGAACGTCTGAGCCTCGGTGAACCGGATCTGCGCATCCTGCATCGGGTCAACAGACTGCAGGGGATTGAACGCGACCTTTGGATTGATGTCGTTCAGGCTGATGCCTTTGCGCATGCACAGGTCGTAGATCTTGCCCTCTTTTTCGTGGATCAAATACGGGAAGATGAACTGCAGTATGCCGTCGAGTTTGATGTTCTGCTCTTCGGACTTCACCAGCTCGTAATAGTCGCGTTGGTCTTTCATGCTCGATGCCAGCTCACCCTGGGCGCTTCCACGAATAATGTTCTGCGGCACCCGAGAGGTTGTTGAAAGGAACGCGTACAGGAAGTCCGTGGCATCCTTCAGGCCGTCGAACGATGTGGTGATGTACTGCGCATCATAGGTCGAAGGCATAGCAGCCACCGACTTTGAAGTGAACTGCATTTTGATCGTGTTCAGCAGCTCCGCCATTTTGGCCTTCACCCCAGCTGAATCATTTTTGCCAGAAGCCAGAATGCGCGTCAGCTCTTCAGAGTTATATTTCACGATCAGCGAACGGTAGCGAAGCAGCAGCTGCACGATCGTCCACTCGGCGATGTTCAGGCCCATGCAGGCCGTGTTGATCTTCTCGAGCGTTGATATACCGCGCTGGCGAACCGGGTCGAGTGACTGAACCAGCAGGTAATATCGCGACGGGTCAAGGTTGATCCCGAAGACGTTTACATACTCGAAGTCCTCGAAGTTTGACGCCAGTGGGTCGTATGATTGCACGCGGTATGAAAAAAGCTCTTCGCGCACGACGTTCAGCTTTTCAACCTTCTCGAGATTGGCGAACTTCAGCGGAGCCTTAAGATGGTGCCTGCCGGGCAGCATGTTGGTTTCTTGAACCACCGGCACCATGAGAGCGCCGCGCGAGAACAGGCGAGAATAGATCAGCCACTTCAGCAACACCCGTTTGTAGTCCAAAGACTCGAGGCGCTCCATGATCAGGCTGCCCAGCTTATACTCGTCATAATTGGTTTTGATGGTGAACCCTTGGCGAAGGGCGTCGTGCGCTGGCGCGTCGATGATACGCTGCACGACATCGAGGGAGCGGTATTTGATTCTTGCTTCTGGCCCGAAGATCGTCGACTCTACGACGTCAATGGATTTTGTCGGGTCTCCGCCTTCGGTGTTAATCCCAAGAGCGTCGGAGTAAAGGGCGTTGGCTCTGTTGATGGTTCCGAGTGCATGCTCCATGGGAGAGACGGCAGGCTGGACATAGATGGCATTGTCTCGCGCAACCGTCTTTTTGGAAAACCATGCCATGCCTCGCAAAGCCTCATGACTCTGCGGCGTCAATTAAAATTGGCTTACATCCACGAATACATGTCGCCGTTGCGAATGATGGCGAAACGAAAGAACAGAACGTGGAAGCCGTGCTTCGCTACGTCTCCGAATGATTCTGCCTCGTACCCGATGAGACAACGGCGGTCTCCGCGATTAAAAACCAGAGCCAGCACAGAGCAAACTGTGCGCGTCTTAGCTGGTAACTCTGGATGCGCCGTCTTCAGCTTTCCGATGTCAAAAGGTATCAGGATCATAGTTTCTCCAATAGGTAGGCAAGGCCACCAACGCAGCACAGCATCACGCTGTACCCGAAAAGCACGGCGCCGCTCCACAGCAGGTTCCAATGGCTCTTGTCTGCCGGCGTGTCCATGCCATAGGTATCCTGTGTCTGCCCGACATCGCTTTCCTTGAACATCATCCCAGCGATGGCGACAAATACGATCCCAGCCAGCAGCATGATCGCCGCCACCGTGAATATTACACTACTTATGCTCACACCAAGCCTCGTCTATTGCTTCTGGAAACGAATCGATCAGCTTTTTCTTTGCATACTCGCATTCGCGTTCGGTTTTGTATTCCTCGGTCAGTATGGTGTCGATCTTATGCTTCAGCGCAAACTGAACCTCGACCACGACCACCAATACCCAGCTCGATATTAAAATCATTGAATTACCCTCACTGGAAGTTTTCGGATCTCACTGCCTCCGAAGTAAGCAGGCTCCCCGTCAACATAATTGTCAAAGTATTGCGCGATCTCCTCGACCCGTTCGCTGAAGTTTACCACGGCGGATGAATTGCGCAGCTTCAGGCGGATGTCGTCGCGGATGTACGACCAGTGGTGCATCTCGATCTCATCGCGGCGATACACCTTGTAACGGTCTTCGGGCAGCGTTTCCAGCTTCCGGGTTTTGTCTACCTGCACCGGGAACGTCTTTGCACGGCCGAAGCGGCGTCCGTCGATCTGATAGATCAGCGGCACGAAGTAATCCTCTGGAGGGTCGACGCAGATGTTCGGCTTTTTGTAATACGTCTGCATCTGGCATGCCGTCGTGATCAACCGTTCCCGGCGCACGTCCTCCCAAACCTTTTTTATCTCGTCATGCCTGTACAGCTCGTCGCAGTCCATGGTCATGAAGTGAGTGCATCCTACCGACCGGCTGAGATCCATGCCTACGTTACGCTTTGCGGTTTCTGAGATTGCCGGAACCAGATGCACCGGACGAAATAGAACGTGGTGCTTAATGCCTACCTTCCGGCAGAGCTCCAACGCGGGCCGCATGTCACGCTTCTCGCCAGTGTTCGAGACGTCTTGGTACACGACGCAAACGAAGTCCGCGATGTGCTTCACAGTATCGAATGATGCTGGCAGGTTCTCTTCGCCGTCAAACAGATTATACGATATACCCAGCTTCATTTCTAATCCCATTTTTCCTTGCGCTTAACCACAGAGAAAGACATAAGATCATCTGGATTTGCTTTGCTCCCACGATATTCACGGCAAATAGTATATGGCCAAGTCATGCCATTCATCAGTCCGATAAAAGTGGCTGAATTTTCATAATCAACAACTGCTCTGACATCTGGATCTGCTTTTGCCTCAACTAACAGGCCATTGATAAAACATCTGTCAATCTTAAGTGTTTTGTTCAGGTGCCTGCATATCATATTCGCTACAAACTTTTTTATCATAATTTTATCCCCCAAAAATATAAGTCATGCGCAACGTGGTTCTCCACGAACTGAGATGCCGAGAACCATGGAGCCTTTAGCTTATCGAATGCATTCACCACGTCGGCCCGAGTCAGGTTCCTGTAGTAATCTCCAAGCTTGCGGAAGCCAGGGTTTGCCTCGGGTTCGCTCTGGCTGGTGCCGTGCTCTTTGCGGCCTGTGGTCGCGCAGGTAAGAATCAGCAGGCCACCGGGCTTCAGGATTCGGTACATGGTGCGCAGCGACTCTTTGTAGTTCGGATCGTGTTCGAGCATCTCTGTGCTGACGACGACGTCGAACATATCCTCGGCCCATGGTAGCTCGTGGATCTGGCCGACGATGTCTACGTTCATCCCTTCAGCCACGTCGACGCCGGTGTACGTGCAATTATGGAACAGGTGCCGGTTGTTGCCGTTCACGTCGTAGCTACCAACATCGAGCACGACTTTGCCGTGGAACATCTGCGGGAACTGCCGTTTTACCGATTGGCAGAAATCGATTGCTTCTGGGTGCATCAGGCTGCCTTTTTCTTGAGGATCATCTTTTTTCCGATGAGCCCGTCTATGTCTTCGACCTTCAGCTCGGTCTTTAGCCGCTCGATCTCCGCAGGCTTCACAAGGTATTCAATCACAAGCCCATGTGCTGGGATGTCGCAATGCAGCGCGAAATACACATTGCCTTTCGTGATGCGGCGTTTGACCAATACGATCACGCCATCAAGGTCGTCTTTCATGGTGCCTCCATAAACTTAGTGTCCAGATTGGCCACAGAGCCTCCGGGCTCCACGGTGTAGTAATAGAGTGCGATGCTCTTCCGCGACGCGCCAGGAGGGCAGGAAAGCGGTTCTGGGTGGCCGTGCCAGCTGGATGCCGTCGTGCTGAATATCACCATTGTGCCGAACCGAGGTTTGATGCGCTTTTCGGTCTTGGATTCGTTCATGAGAATCAGCTCGCCACCCCAGTTATCTCTCCACCCCTTATTCAGATAAAGCAGCACGTTCACCCGACGGTACAGGTTGCTTTCAGAATGCCGAGCGAAGTCGATGTGCATGCCCAGCTTCCCTCCCGGTGGAATCTCGTGGTATCCGCCACCGATCATAGCCGGATCTGCCACGAGGCCTTTGATGCCGGTCAGGCCTTCGAGGAACTCGATAAACTCCGGCGAGTTCATCATCTCGATCAGCGCGCGGCCAGATGGGGTCATCTTCTCTGGCGTATGGATCGCGTTCTTTTTCTCGAGCGCGTTGTCGAACCGAGAGTCTGCGATCGCTGCCACGTTCGGCCATTCGCTCAGAGTGTCGTCTGCCAGGTGCCTTATGCCCGGAAACAATCCCGGCAGAACACCGGACTCGATCGATAGGGCTATGTGCGGGAAAGGGAAGTTATTTCGGTACATACATCCGAACTGGTCTGCTGCTTCGCGGTACATGGTATCTCCTCAGAACGGAATATCGTCGTCGCCTTTCATGCCGCCTTCATCGTAATGCGCGGCGCCACCGGATGGCTGATCGGTGTGCTCACCGTTTTTCTTTTCAAGGAATTGGAACGACTCAACGGCAACAGACACGTCGCTGCGCTTCTTGCCGTCTTTGTCTTCCCATGATGAGAACTGAAGGTGGCCCTCAACGCAGATCCTTTGGCCCTTGGTGACATACTTGTTCACCGTCTCGGCCTGCTTGCCCCACACGGTGCACGGGAAAAAGCCGACGTTGTCTTTCGACTCCTTGGTCTCCCGGTTGTACGTGCTGCGGTTCGACGCCAGGGTGAACCGGCACAGGTATGATCCGCCGTTGGTTGATTTCAGCTCGGGGTCGCGAACCAGCCGGCCGATCAGGATTACGCGATTTATGTCAGATGCCATGGATACCTCTTAGATTGTCGTAAACGTCTTTTTGCCCAATAGTAGCGTCGCGCACATCGTCCAGTAAACCGTGGCTGCGGCTTTCCAGATGCGTGACCATAGCCTTTCGGATCAGCGCGTGCCGATAGCCATGGCGTTTGAATTGCTCAATGAACCAGTTGTCTTGATACCAGAAGCGCAGCACTGGCGGGAAGCACTCCTCAAAGCCGATGGCCTCGATCATAGACCACTTGCACATCCATGCCCAGCCAGAGAAGAAGTGTGACGGGGCATAGCCTTCCGATTCGCCGTGCTTGTCTTTCTGAAGCACTGAATTGTCGGCCCATGCGCTGACGACGTCCCAGCGGTTCAATGCATCCACCATCGCGTCAAAGGCACCGGCATGCACGACGATGTCGTTGTTCAGCACGCAGAAGATGTCGGTGCCGAGCATGTTGAAGTCCCGCACCGCGTAACCCAGCGCTTCGTTGTAATTAAACGGGGTCTTGCGCAGCAGCCTGTCGACTTTGTAAGGCTCGAGATAGAACGACTCCTTGTCGAGATTGACGTTGGTCTCCACCAGCGTGAAGATTGAGTTTTTGGGCCGCGCGTTATTCACGAAGCTGATCGCCCGGTAAGTCATCTCGTACATCTCGCGGTTGGCCGTATTGGCCAGCATCACGATGAACATGTTGGAGAACTTCATGCGCCCTTCGTGATGCGTTCCAGATAGAACTGCAGGTCGTCGCCCATCCATTCGCGCAGCTGCTCATAGTCGCTGTCTTGGCCGATGCCTGCTGGGTCGCGGCGCTCGTAGAACCCAGGATAGTGACCGACGCCACCACAGTCGCCGATGCCGTGCTTTATGCCAACGGAGATGCGGTGCGGGAGTTCTTCGGCGACGCCTTTAAGCTGCTGCCAGATTCCGATGTCCATCCAAAGCGGATCGAGCGCTTCCCAATTTAGCGGCGCGTCCGGGCGGATGGCCGTGGAGTATGCCGATGCCCTGCCGGGATGCTTGCTGTGCCAGTACCGCTGGCTGAAGATGTGGTAATAAAGCGAGTCGTTGATCCCATAGATATCCGGCCGGCCATGGAACTCCCAGCGCTCGACCATGCGCGCGATGTAGTCGGACCGATACCAATCGTCGTCTTCGATCAGGAAGACCAGGTCGCAGTCCTTGATCTGCGAGAATCCGAACCTGTACCGCTCGGCGAGATCGTGCGGGAACGTCTTCTGCTTGTAGTCGACGACTACTGTTTGCGCGATCGGATGCGTTTGCCGCTTTACGTATTCCAGACACTGCTTCAAAAACGCAGGTCTATTGTTGCGCGTGGGGATCACCACGCCTACCTTTACCCCAGACATTGACCTTTGTAATCGTGAGAGGTGATTCGTCAAATACATTGACGGTTCAAATGTTCGGAGGTTGCTGGTTCTCCAACAAGTTCCTTTTGGTCGCTTTTCCCCCGGTGTCGAGGTTGAATCCCACCGGGGTTTTTTATCTCAGCAATTCGTTTTGAATATCCAGAAGATCTTGAACGTCGGCTTCCGTGTAGCCAGCGAGGTATCGAATCAAAGCTGACAGCGCATCGGGCGAGTCGTCTTGCTGCGCCTCGGAGTTATAATCCAGAACCTGCTGCAGAGGATTCGGCACCGACTCTTCGGTGAACTCCTCGGGCTCGTCGAAGCCAGGCTGTAGGCTGGGGTCGAAGCGTATGCGATCCCATAGCGGTTTGAGCGTATTGGTAATGCGGCCGTACTTGTTCGTGCTGCTGGTGATGCCTTTGTTCGGCAGGCGCATATCTGTCAGCCGGTCGCCGATTAGCCTCTGGGCCGCGTTGTCCTCGTAAACGATCAGGCGCAGGTTCATCGCGTTGTACATGGCTTCGATGTCTTCCCAGTGGTCGGCGATCGAGTTTCCGTACATCTTGGCGTGTGTCAGGTAGAACAGGCCGTTGTGCTCTCCTCCAATCCAGATAGCAACGTTGTCGTTTCCACCGAAGGCACCGTCGATGAACATATAAAGCGCCAGCTCCGTGTCTGGGCAGGCCTCGTAGATCGGGTCTGGGAACTCCGGGTTCGAGTCGCGTTCGTGTTTCAGCTCCATGTTTGCGGCCCATAGCGAGCGAGGGGTGCGCTTCTTGCGCTCGGCGATCATCTCTGGCGTGAACTCGGCCAGGCGCATCGACCCTATCGGGAACCGGTGAATCTTGATCCCCAGCGCTTCGAGAAGGGTGAAGCCGTCCATCTCGTGCCACGGCGTGCCAGAGAACATCCGTATGCCACGCGGTTCGATGATGTTCTCGAGCTCGTGGATGTAGTTTTTGGTGGCGTCGCGCTCCTTCTGGGAGTACCGGTCCGCGATCGTGATAATATCGTCCGACCAGATGTAATCGTAGTGGTCACCGGTCTGGGATGTCATGGTCCCGACCGCGGTAAAGGATGGCTCTGGGCTTAGGCGCGTATTCACCGCCAGCCGTATCGCCGAGGCGCTCCATTTGTCCGTCTCGAGCGAGTAGACCTTGTGGGCCGCATAGAACCATGCCCGGACCAGCTCCGATTGAAACATGCGCTGCAGGGCGCCAATTAGCTTGATCGCCATTTTCTCTGACTTTCGCGCGATCAGTACCCGGAAGTTCGGGTGGATCATCATGAGCAGCAGCATCGCCACAAGCCCACACGTCGTCTTGTAAGAGCCCCTGTGCGCCTGCAGCACGCGGATTGGGCCGTGCTCCTTCTTCAGGAACAGGTGAATCCATTTGTCGTGGTCAGGTGTTAGTTTTGTGAAGCCGAGGAGGTGGCCCAGCTTATGCGGTTCGCGGCACCAATCACTCAGTGCCCTCGAGAAGCCCGTAATCTTGGATGACCTTTGCAAGTTGCTCATTGGTGGCCTGTATGTTGGTGAGATCCAGCTCCCCTTTCATTTTGATGTCTTGCGGCGCCTTACCGAAGCGGCGATCGTTGTATTCCCGCATGGCTGGTATATTGCCCGCGGCTGCCCGAATGCTGTTTGCATAGGCGATCACGGAGTCGATGTCTTTTTGCGTTGGGACTATGCCTTGCGCCTTCAGCTTTTCAAGGATCACCTTCGGCATCGTCAGGCTTCCGACGTGCGAATAGATGTCCTTGGCTGATCGAGAGCCCTTCGGCCGGCCAGGTCCACCCTTGTTGCCTTTCTGGAATGGCTTCAGGTTCTTCAGCTTTTTGGCTTTGGCGTCTTCTGGAAGCTTTTTTTCCACGATTTCTTCTCGTTTTCTACAGGGTGAACTTTTTACCGTTCCGGACTATTTTACCCTTTGGGACGTAGTTCTGCCACCTTTTTAGGATGACGTCGATGTAGTGGGGTTCGATCTCCATCATACGGCAGACGCGGCCGGACTCTTCACAGGCTATCAAGGTGGTCCCAGAACCGCCGAAACCGTCGAGGACTATGTCTCCGGGCTTGGTGGAATTGTACAGGGCATTCAGGACGAGCTCGACGGGCTTCATGGTTGGGTGCTCCGGGCTTTTTGACGGGCGGTTGATGTCCCAGACCGTGGTCTTGTGCTCTCCGCCTCCGTAGAACTTGTGGGTCAGCTTCCAGCCGTAGAATATGGGCTCGTGCTGGTAATCGTAGTCGAGACGGTTCATGGAGAAGGTCGGGGAGTTCTTTTTCCAGACGAGTACGTGTCGAACGGGAAGACCTGCATCCATCATCATCATCATCATCATCATCAAACCAAGATCGCCACCCTGCGGGCTGGTGACATAAAAACTGGCTTTATTTGCGATAACTTCCCGAATGTTTTTAAAGCAGGCCAGAAGCAATGTTCGCAGATCGTCAGTGTTGTCCATGCTATCTCCGACGATAACACGCTCGTTCATTCCGCCACCATTCTTGGCCTTGTTCATGTCCTTGGCCTTCTGGGAATAGTTCACACCATAGGGAGGGTCGGTAAAAACCATGATCGGGGCGTCTCCGCCTACCAGAAGCATCATGTCGGCCGCGTCTGCTGTACTGCCGCAATATAGACGGTGAACCATCCCTTTGGGCGAGTAAAGCTCGAACAGGTCTTTCTTTTGGCTTACGGGCTTTGCGACGGCCGGCAGGTCTTTTTCGTCTACCTCTGTCGGCCCGGTGCTTTTGAATCCCCAGTTCAGCTTGAACGGCTCAAACGAGGCGGCGATGCTATCCATATCCATGTCGCTGGTGAAGTCCAGGAATCCGTCATTCGTCAGCTGGGCATAGTGGCTCTGGTAGGCCATGAAGATGCGCTTGGCCTCTTTTTCGTTTTTGATGTCTAGAAAATTGCAGGTCAGCTTTTCGGGGATCTTTTCTCCCTCGTTGGCCATCTCTTCAATCACCATCAAACGGTGGTGGCCGTCGAGAGAGATGATATCCTTTCCGCGCTGCCATACATAGAACGGTGAAGCAAAACCGTTTTCCTTGAGCGACTTCTTCAGCTTGCCCATGCGCTCTGGCGTGGTCTTCTTCAGGCCTTTGGGCTGGTATGGCTTCAGTGCCTTCCACGAGATTTTTTCGGTCTTAAGTATTTTGTCGAGCATGGTTAACCTACCGCACGGAAAATGGTTTTGGTGGTGGAGGAGGAGCTTTCGCTGGCTTTCCGATACGGGGTCGATCATCAAGAATCATTTTCCACAGCGGCTTAAATTTGTTGGTGATCACTTTCAGTTGATTGATATGAAAAAGTATTCTGTCCGGTGATTTCAGATCGCGGTTGTCGATGCGATAGACGATGATGCCGAGCGTTGCTGCTGCGTTGTACTTCTCGATGTCCTTAGAAAATCCCATGCCTCTTGTATGGCGACCACCGGAGAACACAGCGCCCTCGATCTCACATGCGATGTTGTAATTGGAGAGAAAATAATCGTTCCGCCATTTCCGCACGGGGTGGAATTTATACTCACGCTCCACGACACCGAAGGCGTCGCAGAGCGCTTTGTAGAAAACTTCTTTTCCGTTGTTTGAACCGGAATTTTTGCTTTCAACGATCATTTACTTAATGGGCAATTCCAGCTGGTTGTTCCCATCATACATTCCTTTCGCATCGATTTTGATCGGTGAACTCGAACCGGTCTGCGTGTCTTTCAACTTACAGGTGACGGTCGTCTGCACTGAGTTCTGCCAGTAATCGTTCTCGATGTTTTTGGAAAACGGGATGTTGATCTGGATTCCGTGTCCAGCCTCGTTCCCGTATTTAGCAATGTTAGCCCTTACCTTCTCCAGCGCGTTTTCGATCTGCTTTACCAGATCCCCGCCAGCCAGGTTCATGGCCGATAGTTTTTCAAGTTTCATCTTTACCCTCCGCTATTCACCATCTCTCGTCGTGGTGCCGTGGCAACACTTTTACGGATTTTCATGTGGTAAATAGTCTGAATTGGTGGCTCTACACCGAGCGCGTCCCATAGATCTTTATCGCTCCATTGGCTTTCGATCTTCACGCAGTCTAAAGCCATGCCGAGGTCGCTGGCGTAATACACGCGGACTTTGTTGTTCATGATCCGATCGAACTTTAACGTCACGCCAACCTTTGCGGCGCCAAGCATCATCCGGTGCGCTCCGACGATATAGACGGCTGGTGTGATCGGTACTTCAAACGACCTGAGATGGTCGACTTTGCTTTCGAGATATTTCTCGAACCACATCGCCTCTGGATTATAGAATTGGCGCTCTTGCTGTGCGGCCCGTAAATACTGGCGTGCTGCGGGACGGTTTTCTTTTGATAGAGTCCTCAGTGCCTTGTGATATTCTTTCCATGAGTACCAGGATCGGTGCGCGATTCGTTGACCGATATTCATAATGACTTTGTCGCCGCAGACTTTGTCGAACCTTCGCTGCTCGATTAGAAACCGAGGAGTCGGCGTCTCTGGCACCATTTTCATTTTGAGCTCAGTATTTGCCATGCGAGTCTAACCACTGCCGGAACTTGGCCGTTTCCAATGGCTTTAAGTCTGTCCACCCGATGGGCCACCCCATGAGCCACTCGACCCAAGGCGGGTTCAGACTTCCACCAACCTGTGTCCCCAGATTTGGAGATTTTCTGTTCCCCTGCGTCGGCCCTGAATCCTTCCAGTCTCTGGCGTTCGGTGTTGCAAATGATTGATTCACCGCTCGTCCCAGTTCGTTCCCCGATGGGCCGTTCGATTTTCCGTCCTTGCTGAACCCATGAGGAGTTGGCCACATCTTCACCATCGTTGATAGTTTGCGTCCTGTTTTTCCTTCCGGTTCTGGCCCTCCTGTCGACGCTGTAGGTGTCGGCCACATGCCGCGGTTTTTCGCCGCCTTGCGGCTGTTGCTTCCGCCATCCAGTCCCGTCGTCCGTGGCGTAGGCCAGAGCATCGCCTTTAATTTCGCCTTCCCGTTGCTGCCACCGTTCCCCGGTAGACACGGGGTGGGCCAAAATCCAGATTCGTTTTCTGCGGTGCGGCGCTCCGGCGTCGTCTGCTCCCATAATACACCATCGCGAATCATACCCCATTTGGGAAAGGTCACCGATGACTCGGCCAAGTCCTCTTGAAATAAGAGCCGGTGAGTTTTCCACGAAAACGTATTGCGGTCGAACCTCACCGATAATTCGCGCCATGTGCTTCCACATTCCGCTGCGCTCTCCGTCGATGCCTGCTCCCTTTCCTGCGACACTGATGTCTTGGCATGGAAATCCGCCAGATATGACGTCAACAATGCCTCGCCATGGTCGTCCATCAAAAGTTTCGATGTCAGACCAAATCGGGAAAGGCTCGAGAATTCCATCATTTTGTCGTTGCGCCAAAACGGCCGCTGCGTAGGCATCACGTTCAACTGCGCAGATGGTTTTCCATCCGAGGAGCTTCCCACCGAGTATGCCTCCACCAATGCCTGCGAATAAAGCCAGCTCATTCATGCGTCCTCACGGCACTTTTCACCGCGCCAATACCATGCCCGCATTTCGTGCTTTTCAAAACCGGGCCTTGCCCATCTGCGTGGATAGTCCCAGAAGCGACGATAGAGCCTTCTGATTAATTTCATGGCTTAACCTCTTTGCTGTCTTTCTCTGGTTCGCATAGGGCGCGGAATGCGTCTCGATGCTTCGTGTAACTGGCTGAACCGCCTAATATCTCAAATTCGTCCGCACTCCTTTCCGCGTCCATCGCATCCCGCATCAATTCTTTCACCTTCTCTTTGAGGTCGGGGATTTGGCGGGATTCTGCACGGCGGCAACGTTCAATCATGTACACGCCGAACTGTAACAGCTTGAGCGGGCTTCTGAATACCGGGTCATCTACAAGACGTCCCGAAAGTTCGCTTAATTTAATATCAAACTGCCATCCGTGCATTTCCTCCGGCAATCCCTTCTCACCTTCGAGAGAGTCGATAAATTTGCGCCAGTGTTCTGCGTTCATTTGAAGTCCTCTGGGTATGAAACAGCTATTGCACGGCCTTTTATTATCCAGTAGCACCATGCAAGACGGGTTAATATAGATGTAAATCTCCATGGTGCGCTTAATCTCCGCTATGGCCTGCGCCTGTTCTGATTCGCTCACTTGTACTCCATGTCGTGCAGCATCTTTGGTGGCTCGACACCTTCCACCGTGAAAAAGTTTAGTTTCCCTCTGCATGGCACGAACTCCATCACTTCAGGGTTTGCCAATACGAACCCAAAATCACCGTCAAACCATTGGCTCCCGCCTGCGGTGATGCAATCGACCAGCTCTACTGAACCAACGATGCCGCCGCGCTCGAGATCATCCATGGTGACGTTGTTCGCCTTCATTATCGACTTGATCACGCCAGCGAGTCGATGCCGCTGGACAGCATGGTAATCCATCTTCTGCCCAGCGTGAATCAGGAACCGGCCACGGTACTTCGTGAACCATGACCGGTTTTCGATGTCCTTGTAGCCGCGAGCAATTAGCCATGCCCACGGCTGCTGTATAGACAGCGCTTTCATATCAAACCGTCTTTCCCGTTAAGAAGTCCGCAGCAGTCGCGCGCAGGTGTTCGCCCACTACGTCGTCGCGCAGCATCTCGTCGAATTTGATCGGCCCCTTGTGATTGTCGATGGCCAGTTTGACGTCGCCGTCGCTGGTCACCACCAACCGAAATGTGAACGGATCGCCTTTGATCCGCGTGCTGTATTCTTTAAGCGTTACTGTTTTCATTTTGCACCCTCCAGGTACTCTACGATTTCTGTTACTGTGTTCTGCATGATCGACCCTTCGACCAGCTTTGGCCGTTCTACTGCCAGCATGGCGTCGATCCACATGGCGATCTTTTGGCTCTCACCAAGGTTCTGCATGTGCTGCTCTCGTTCGGCTGCAGCTTTTTCTTTCGCGGCATCGAGCATCTTTGAAAAATCCGCTTCGCTCATCTTGATGATGTTTTCACTTTCGTCGCGGATGTCCCTGTTGATCTGCTCTTCCGACATACCCGGCACCGTCCGCATAATTACCGCCAGTGCATCCGCACGTATCGGCAGGATCTTTTCCCGGCGTTCTTTTTCTTCTTGTTCTTTCCGAATGCGATCTGCCTCTGCCTGTTCATGCGCAACGCGATTACGTTCTGCCTGCGCCGCATCTTCGCGTGCCTTTTGAAGATCGGCTTCTTTTTGCTTTTGCTCTTGCGCCTTGCGATTCTCTTCGTCTTGCTGCCGAATCTTCTCGTTCTGCTCATCAATCTCTTTTTGCTGGAATAGGCTCAATGCCTGCAGGAACTCTACCTCGCCCATCAGCAGCAGCTGGTCGTCGGTGTAGGTGTGCTGATACTTCGCCAGCTTCTCTTTGCGGATCGGAAGATCTGCGGCCCGTTCAGCCTTCAGTTTTTCCTTGGCCTTGAAGTCGTCGACCTCATCGATCTGGCGCTTCAGTTCATCCTCGATCGGATTGATGATCGCCTGCAGCTCTCGAGCCGTTTTGTCATAAGCTTGAGTGATGCGCAGTGCGTCTTCTTTGAGCACCTTCTTGCGTGCATCGATGTTGCGCCGAAGAACGCCAGCCTCTTTGGCTGCATCTTTTGCTTTTTTGTAGCCTTCGGAATCCTCTGGCCCTTCGATCTTGATCTTTGAATATTCTTCACGCACCGTTTCAAGAGCCATGCGAACTTCGCTGAACTGCTGAATCGCTGTCGCTTCTGCCGACACCTTTGGATGATCGACCGCTTCTGTTTCTTTGCTCATCTTTACCCCTTTGATGCGGCTTTGCGCACCTTCATCGAAGATGGGACTCGAACCCATAAGCCGCCGTTCCCGGTTCCGGCCATCCCTGTTGGGGACTGTGTTTACCAATTCCACCACATCGATACCCGACCGTTTCCGCCTGCCTCCGTGAGCCTTACGTCCCTTTCGGGTCAGTGCTCTTCATGGCTATCGGCATACGACCGCATCGCCCCGCGATAGCTCGCAGAGCGAAACCGTCACACCGGTACTTTTTCAGCGCTGATTCTTTTTTGACGCTTGCGCTGCGACCCGCCATCAATCAGCTTTCGTATGGTCGGCATCGCTCCCAAAAATGAATCCAGATTCTGCAGCTTTCTTTTTTCTTTGTGTGAATACGCTCTGGCGATTTGCCAGGCCTCGAACCATACCGACGAACATGATCACGTCGTCCGGTGCAGCGTGAAGCCTCACATAGTTAAGCTGCTCAAGTATTCTTGCATCTTCGGAATCGCTTTCATATTTGTCCAGAAAAACCGTCAGTCCGTCTGCTCTAAGGACCTCTGCGAATTTACGCGTCTGCCGTACTATAACCGCACCAGCCGGCAGCCTCTTTTTTCCCGTACTCATACTGCCATCTCGTAACCAGCGCGCAATAAGCGCTCTGCATCCGCATGGCATACGATCCAGAATTCTGGGCAATTGCCAAGTATTATTCTATGTGGTTTTACATAGTGGCTCAATGCCGATCTGGCCAGTGCTTCGTTTCTGTAGATGCTCGGCTGGTATTTCAGCCCGTGTTGTTTTTGTATTTCCTGTGCTTTGCTCATGTGCTCCTCTTTACCCTATGCCTTAATATAGTCTCTGGGATACCCCGAAGGCCAAAAAAAGATACTTTTTTATCCTGTGCAGTAAAGCCATTTTTAGAAGGTTTCTGGCTCCGAACCGTCCCAGCCAGACCCCAGAATTGTGCCGCTGGTATCGTCGAATCCGGTGTTCACCGTTACGTATGGAGAGATGCGTGATTTCTTTACCTTCCACGTTATCAATGGCATTTTCTTGCCTTCCCGGTCGGTATCGCGGGTGATCTCCCAAGCGATGCCTGCCTCTTCCTCTGGGGCCGCAGATCCCTTGAACCCGCTGGTCTCGTTCATCTGGGATAGTACGAACATGATCCCATCGATGTCGCCCATCTTGTCGCTGAACATTTGCACCGTGTCGATCAGTCCCAGGCGCTCTTCAGATTTGAATGCACTGTTTCGAGGGATGCGCTGCAGGTAATCGAGCACGATGATGTCGGGGTACACCATGAAATGGTTTTTTGTTTCGTCGATCACGATACAGATGTCCTCGGCGCTCATCTTTCGCACGTTCACGAATACCAATCGATCGGACATCATCTTCGCGAACTCGCGCATGGCCTTGTGCCCTTCCGGGAACTTCTCTGGATAGCGCAGCCAATCCTTCGCCAACATAAACGGCCGGCGCATGTGGTGATGCAGGTTCAAGTGTACCTGATACAGCTTCACCCAGAGCTGCCCCTCTTTCATTTCGTTGGTCAAGAATGCGACGCGGTATCCCATCGCCGCTTTTTGGTACGCCCAATAATACGCGAGGTTGATCGCCACCGTTGACTTACCAGTACCAGGCTTTGCGCCGATAGGATAGATCAACCCCCTCTCGAGCTCGAGCTCCTTCTTTCCCGCGAACCCCCACTCCTGCGGCATCTTGATCGCGGTTCTGGTGGATTTATATTTCTCGAAGTGATGCGCAAAGTTCATCGTCGCTGGTGAGATGGCCTCGCTGTTCAGACCTCGCCAAAGGTAACCGGCATTCTTTCGGGCTGCATCTATATCCCCTGCGGTGAATGCTGTCGATACCTTGTCAATGTAGTCGAGCAGCCGAACGTCGCCGCGCAGCGATTCTATTTTTTCCGTTCGCGATACCTGCTTCAGCTTATTTTGAAGCGCTGCGATCTCCTTGCGGATATTTATTGAATCAGACACCTGCAGCCTCCCGGTGGCGTTGGCGCTCTTCCTCTGGCACACCGTCATCATCCGGTTCAGCGTGCTGGCGAACTCTTATGTCGGCGACGGCAAAGTTTGCACGCTTGGCCTGATACCGGAAAAATGAAATCCAATCCCATTTACCGATTTTCTTGTTCGCTTCGTTGTGGCAGAAGTTCTTAACCATAAACTTCAGGGTAACCAGGGTGTCGGTTTTGATTGCGTTGTACCACCAGATCTTCAGATGCTTGTCCACCTTAAGCGGGACGCCAGTGTTTTTGTAGATATACTCAACTGCCTTCTGTAGTTCTTCATCGTGCTCTTGGGTTAGAGTCTTCCCTGCACCTGCGGTTGGTGTAGTCTTTGAAGGTAATCTATGTAAAGAGTGTTTGCTGGATTCCCGCATACTTGATTGCTGGATTCCCGCATCCTTAGTTTGCTGGATTTCAGCATGCTGGATTCCCGCATCCTGAAACCTGCCTTCATACAGGCCCGAAAGGGCAGCAATCATAGCGTCAAAATCGATCCTGTAATATAGTTTCGCAGGGTTCCCCTTGAGCTTCTCTTGCAATATTCCAGCCTCACGCAGTTTTCTTCTGGCCGTTTCCTGCTCGGGTCTGGTAAGGCAGATCTCATCCTTCCAGTGCTTCTGTGTTTTGTATATCCATCCATCGGGATCGGTCTCTTTGTCTTTCCAGTAGAACAGCTGCGATAACAAAACCCCAGCCGTTACACTGCCACCAATTGCGGCAAAGTCCGGGTAAAACGCCACCGGCCTTGACCTCAAAAATTCTTTAAACGCATCCTTGTCAGTCATACATTTACCTTATTCAAATAAGCAAATTCACCATGATGCTTTTTCGCCAGTTCATTATAGGCCAACGCAGCTTCTTCAACTGTGCGATAAAATCCATTAATGTACGTCTTGCCTGCCACTCTCAATCGTGCCGAGAATGGTCTCTCTCTATGGCGACCCCATTTAGGGTCTTCATAATGAATCCCTTTGTATGGAAACCTGCCACGTGCCGCCCATCGATTTGCACAATTTTGCGAAGTATTCGCAAGCCGTAGATTGCTCCTTCTGTTGTCCAACTTATCACCATTAATGTGATCAACTTGAATTTTTCCTGGTTGCAAGCCAAGAATGAATCGATGCATTGATATGCATTTTCTATTTTTGTTGTCAGTCCTAACTGCATAACCCTTAGAGCTGCAGAACCATTTGAATTCCGAAACTCGATCAAAATCATCTAAGTCAACCTTTGCCGCCCCGCCGCGAGTCAAAATTATATTTTTCATAATCCTCCAAATAAAAAAGCCATAGCCGGTGCCCTCGCATGTACACTGGCGCTCAAGGTCACCAATGTACAGGGCAGCCGCTATGGCTTTCTTTCTGCCCTTGAGTTATTTCAACCGCTGCGAAACGGCTGCCTTTCGGCTGCTCTGTCTAATGCATAGGGGTGTTACGTAAAGAACTTAATGGGCAGAACTGCCGAATTTTAGGTATAGGGAATAAAAAACCCGGCTGTTACACCGGGTTAGTGCCGCCCCATGGTCTGTGGCAGTCTTAGGGTAAAGATGAGCTTTCGGAGTGTTGGTGCGGCGAATCCATATTGCTCAGACAATCATTGCGTCTATTCATTTTCTGCACGCAGCCTTTGCCGTTCGACTCTCTCTGGCCAGTTCAACCAGATCTCTTTCGGCTTGTGGCTGTTCCAGAAATCTCTGAACTCATCCAGCATGTCGCTCATGGCGTTCACGTGCGCCTTTGTCAGACGCTTGGTCGACATCCTTCGGAACCGCACAAAGAATTCCGCAACAGTATCGCGCGGCGTCTCCATGCTTTTCCCAAGGCCCAAGGCCTCCATGAACAGATCCAAGATCTCGCCAGGGCGATAGCCTGTGACCTTGCTCATGTGGCCGATCTTCATGCGCACGTACTTCATGTGCTCTTCTCTGCGAATCGGTGAAAGCTCACCTGCCTGCAGCTCGATCGACTTGCCCTTATAGATCTGCCTGAACTGTTCCCACTTGGCCAGCTCCGTTGGATTCCACTGCAGCTTCCCTGCTTCGTCGATTCTTAAAACCATGTAACAATTCATGCAAGTCCTCCGGTTCATGTGGCTCGTGCCATTCAATTCCATTCTGCGCGCAGATCATTTTTAGAGACATCAGCCTTGTCAGTATTAACGGACGAACGTCGATCAGCGTCAGGTTCCGCAATATCCAATGCCGCTCTGCTATACTCCGCACCACGAACACGCTGTCCTCGTTTAAGGCCCAATCGAAGCACGCAGCGTCCGGTGTGCTGTGCAGCGAACGCGTCCCGAGAAATAGATTGAACTCTACGTCTGCCAGAGTTGTGAAATCTCCGGCAGGGTAGAAGTGCATCGCGTCAGTCCCGAGAGTGCCTTTGAATACGCACCGGCCTTCAAACGCGCGGCGTGCCTTTGCCTTGGCGTTTTCATGCGCCATCAGAGTCTGCAAACCCTGCACTTCAACTCTGCCAATGCATCTTTCCGTGTTTCTTTTGGTATATCGCCAGCCTCGAATCGTGCCCTGAGACCAGCCATCGATGCAGGCCAAGTATCTCGTCCCGGCGACCTGAATGTGTGTCCCGTCAATGCTTCGAGTTTTTCACCTTCTGCCCATGACTCAGGATGATCTTTCCAGTATTCGTACCATTCTATCAGTCGCTGGAAAAAACACTTAAGACAGTCTGTGCGCTTCGGAATTGATATTTCCCGATCTTTCAAGTATTGCATCACATCCTGAAGATCCCAGCCCCAATCACGCATCGGGAATTTCATTACGACACCAGGAATAGAGGCATAATCACCACCTTCTCGCTCCGGTTCATCAGCGCGTAACCCGACATAAGAAACACACGGCCCCTGTTGGGCTAACCATGCAGCATAAGGTTCAATCTTAAGCTTACGTGTACACCATCGCTGCCGCCAGTTTGGAAGCGCATTTTGTTTCACGATCAAGCCTGATAAAGTTCCGCCCATGATTGGCTGAATTGCCTTGCCCAGTATTTTGCCCAACTTCAACCAGTGCTCGAACATTTCTGGCGGCTCGTCACCGGTTGGCGTGCATACGTATGTGTAATCGCGTGGCTCGACTTCCATAAGTCGCAATGCCATGGCAGTTGAATCCTTGCCCCCGCTTAGCGCGACAACATGCTTCACGACGGAACCTTCGGCAGCTTAATATCGTTACGACGCACCATTTCTTTGAAACACTCCTCTGTCGCCGACAGATCGCTTGCGGCCCGGTGCGCATCCTTGAAGTCCTTCAGGAACAGCGCGCGGTAAAGCTCCACCAGCTTTGGCCACTTCCCGTTTGAGTACCTCCGACCGGAATTCATCGTGCAAAGCATCGGGCGCTCGATGATTGAAAGCCCGAGGCGATGGAACTCTGCGTTCAGGATCTGCAGATCAAACCGGATGTTGTGGCCGACAAGACAGTCCGCAATCAGCATCTGTTCGTGGATCTGCGGGAAGATCACACTGCCCTCTGCGCCTTGCTCCATAGCCATCGCCGTGGTGATGCCGTGAACCTTCGAGGCTTCTTCAGGAATCTCGAACCCGATCGGCTTGATCAGGAAGCTGTGTGCGAATCGGCTGTCGACCGTCTCGGTCTTCGTGGTTGCGATCGTCGCGACCTCGATGCACCGTGGCCAGTTTGCGCTATCCGTAACCGGTGCTTTCCAATCCTTCGGGAGGCCTGTGGTCTCCGTGTCTGTAAAAAATAATTTCATGAACTTCTCCTTTTGAACATTTTGTCGATCTTGTTGAACCCGACCATGCATAGAATCCCGGCGATCACACCGCCGACCGCATAGGCCAGCCAGGGATACCACCATTCCATCGGGTCGATAGAAAGAGCGCGATGGCTCTCAAGGAACACCATCGCGATCACTGTCTGCAGTAAAAGCCCGACCAGAACGATCAGGGTTTTGAGCAGTTTCATCCACGGCCCCACTTGAACCGCTCTGTAGACAAGCATCCCTCTTTGTAACCACGGTAATCTGTAGTCGATGCCATGATCTGCAGCTGCATAGATACGTGCGACCATGCCTTCTCGATCGATTCAGTGTTGAACCAATACTTCGTGGTGAAGCGAGTGTCGAATCCATACGGGTGTTTCATCTGCACCCGGAAGACAAACTTCCATGGCTTGCCGGGCGCCAGGATGTCCATCGCCTTGCAGTACAAAGCGTTCTGCGTGTCGTAGCCTTTGTCCCATGCATCTTTTTCAAACTGCTCTGGGTCTATTTTTAGCATCAGCTTGTAATCGTAAATGATCCGGTTTCTAAAGTCGACCTCGTCCATTCGGATCTTCACGCGCACGACCTTCTCGCCGAACTGAAAGTCCACGATGCCGGTGACCTGCTTCTTTGTCTCCGGGTTGAACGGGTAGCGCTCAAGCATACACTTAGCCCACTGCTCAACCTTTGGAAGATCCTGTGCGGCGATCGGTATTCTCTGCGCGCCGATACATCCGACGGCTTCTTTCGAGTCATACGTCTTCGTCGAAAACGTGCATATTTGAACCGCCTTCTGTGGCTCGAGCACCAGCACCTCGAATACCTTTCCCATCTGGAAGGCCTGCGTCATGCTCTCGTCTTCTTCTGCTTTCAGATATTCGAGCTCGTACAGCGCTGGCAATTCTGCAAACTTCCGAACGGAGCTGTTCGACGGGATTTTAAGCCCGTGATATTCTTCATCCGGCACATCGTAGAATATGCCAACCTCATCCCCGAGGCTCATTGGTTGCCCTCAATACCAGACATCATCTGCTCGGTGGTCTCGTACTTCCTGCGGAACTTGATCGCTGCCGCCATGGTGTTGATCCCTACAGCCTGCAAAGCGAGCTGAACTTCTTTTGTATTCAGCCCGAGCTCGTCGAACTCCGCTTTGATCTCGGCGTCGGTTTTCTTCACTTCGCCAGGTTTGCTCTGAGGAGCCTTGGCTGCCGGTCGCTTTTCTGGATCTGGCGTTGGTGCGCGCGGTGCCTTTGGTTGGCCACCAGAACCAGCGTCGTCATCTTCAGCCGAAAGCCCGAGAATCGTCAGTGCGGAATACCTGCGCAGATAGGTTATCATCCCACCGCGTGCTTTGATATCCTTGATCTCTGAAGAATCGTAAAGAATGTTCTCCTGTACGCCACCGGTTTCCGGGTGGCTCAACACCGACCGAATACCGATGATGGTTCGCACATAGTGCTCTTCCTTGGTCACGGTTCCATCGGCCGCTTTTGATTCTCGCTTGTTCGTTATGTCGCGCTCCACCGTGAACTGCTCAAGCAGCAGTCCGTGCGTGGTCAGTATTGGCAGAACGTAATCCAGCGTCGTCGCCAGATCCACATAGTCATACTGTTTTTTCCCGTTGAACTCGACGCTGCTGCTTTTGGTCAGCGATTTAATATCGCCTTGGAAATGCAGCTTTGCCATGGCCAAACTCTTATGCGCAGTTTTGTCGTTGGTTTTTTCACTCATCTTTACCCTTCCTTGAGTCAATAGACTCGCACCGAGCGCGATAGCTCACGCGCGGTACACGTTACCGACTATTTGAAATCCAGCACTTCGGTGTACGTTTGCACTGGCTCGCATTCAATCCCTTTTTGCACGCGCATTGTGTGTATGTAGCGCCCAGCTTCGTCCGAGTTCAGAACGTTGAGAAACTTTATTTCATCCCCGTTCGGCATGCGGATGTACCCGAGCACCTTGTAACGCCACAGCTTTCCCATGATTTCACTTTCGAGTGTATTCCCGCGAGTGTATGGCTTGGCCGTGTACCGTGCTCTCATGTTGTCATGCCGCGAACTTTGATCGCAGCAAGCTCCTTTTCGATTGCGCGCTCCACGAATGAAGAAATCTTCATCCCCGCATCCCCGCAGGCCTTTTTCACCTTGTCGTGCAGCACCGTGCTGATCTTCACGTTGGCCGACTCGGTGATTTTTTTTTTGCTTTTTTTCATCATTTACCCTCCGATTTTTTATTCAAACGAATAACCTTTGCGCGTATCGCCCTGCATGGTTTGCAGTATGATTGAGACCGATGCCGATCGTTAACTCCGTAATCTGGGCAGAAGCCGTCGAAGCGTCGGTATGAATATATTTCTCCATGACCATACTTCCGCAGTCGCTCTTTTCGTGACTTTTCGTAAGAAACGTTTCTTTTACCCATCTGATTACCCTTCCACGTTAATATACGATCTGAACGGCTATTGAGGCCAAAAAAAGATACTTTTTTATCTAATAGGACACCGGGAGGGCTGATTTTGCCACAGGCTGGGCCGGCATAGCGTTTGGCTGGGATAGGGTAGGTCTGGTGGGAATATCGCAAACGGTGCCAAACCGTGCAGGCTGGCGACCGTCTGGAAGGGGTTACGGGAGGGGAATTGGTATTTTACTGAAAAACAGCTTCTTTACAACGAATCCAACGATCACGAGGAGCACGCCAGCGACAAACGCCCAGACGATCGCGCGGTACACTTTCAGATCTGCAATCTGCGCATGGAGTCCGGTGATCTCTGCCGTCATCCGATCAATCGCGGCACCTTGGCTTTCGACGGTCTTCTTTGTCTCCTGCGCCTTCTCGGTGATGCTCTGAGTTTTCTTTTGCACGGTAGACTTCACCGCTGGCGATGCCGTGGATTTCTGAACCGCTTCGTCGATGTCTTCAGCATCCTCGGAAATATCGTCGAGGTTCTGTTCTGCCTTTGCCGTCTCCGCTTTTGTCGGAGCAGACTTGCATGCTATCGGAGACGCGAAGCCAGCGCAAACCAGAAAAACGGCAAGCAGCCAACGGATAGGATTAGGCATTGGGTGGCACCTTTGCGGTATCGGTAGGTGTTAACGGCCCGGACGGCGGAGGAGCATCTGGCTTTGATTCTTTCGTCGCGGTTTTTTCTTCTGCGACGATCGACTCCATCGCTGTGTCCGGCATTTTGTTTTCTGCCTGCGCGATCGCGACCTTTGTCTTGAGATAGAAGCGAACCAGGTCGTGCAGATACGGATTCAGCACAAGACCGATCACCAGCACGAATGGCCAGAACGGGACGTTCCATCCGCTTCCGGTTACGTTTCCCGACTTGGGCTCTACAAAAACCGCCAGCGTAACAGTCGTCGCCAGCAGCATGAGGCTAAAGATAAGCAAGATTATTTTCATGGGCGACCACACGCCCTCAGATGTCCAACCGTCAACGCGTTTTCTTATACGATGTAATATCCGAACTTGTATGCTTTGCGTTGAGTGTTCGCCAGCGGCCCGTGGTCGATCATTGAATACTTCCGAACGTCTTTCTCAAAGTGGAAAGTTCTGCGATCGCCAACAGAGAAGTGCGTGTCGTTTTGCCAGCCAACGTCTTTGAGGAGAACCAGAGTTTCACCGGGCGTGCGGATGAACCCATGCGCAGGCTCGACATGATTCAGCTGGTCAGGCGCTCCCAGGAAGATGACGAGCGGGTGTTTTTTTCTCATCAAGTCGACCATCAGATCTTCGTTGCCTTTGATGTAGAGCGCATCGAATTTCTTTACCGCAAACCCAAGAGTCGATGCGATTTTTATATACGACCAGATCAAGGCATCCTGTTTCCGAATAGCCCCAGCCTGCACGCATGCGTAATACGCTTTCTCGATATCGATGTCTTTGCCGGTCATCGTCTCGATCACAAGGCAGGTAGAATAAAATGCACAGGCTGCAGCGAACGCGTTGTCATTACCTTTGTCTGTGTCGGCATCGGTGAACTTTTTAAGCGCTGCCTGCTTGTCGCCGTTCATAGGCATTACAACCAGCTCGATAGCGTTGAGCATTTTTGCAACCTCTGCGATTGCGTCGTCGATGATGTTATTCTCCGGCATGTCCATTACCCCATCGGCCACGGATGTAGCCTTTCATTTCAGAAATGCTGTCCTTGATATCGGAAAGCATCTTCTGCGTTTCAACACTGCGCTCGTCAGATTTTTTACTGTGGTTATCGATACGACGGTGCACTTCCAGCAGCTCTGTTTCGTGCTCATCTTTCTTGACCTGTTCAGCTTTCAACGTTTCAACGTCTTTTGTGAGCGTCTCGAATTTCTGTCTGTTTTTCCCATGCTGGATTAATGCCCCGACACCATATAGCACGGCTGATGCCATGCTGCCAACTATTGCGCTGACTATGTGCTCCATTAGCGTTATGCCACCCTGCAAATTGAAAACCCACATAGTGCCGCCGTCGCTATGGCTTGCGCATCCGTGTGCGGACGCACAACATCATTGACCGAAAGATCCATTATGGTCGAAACGGCCACTGCTGCCGTCGGATATCCGCACTGCGCATGGCTTCTCCGTTGCGCTCCCGTGATCGATTGAATGTTTGTCGTTGGCGATCCGTTTACGCTTATACCTATAGAGTCCCCGATCGCGCCTTGATCTGACCAATAAGTTACGCCATAGCGGCCTGCAGTGTTTATTGTTACCTTGCATCCATCGGTTGCATTATTTATAACCGTCATCGCCGAAGCGGTATCGACATTTATGTTAACATTCGTGAAATATGGAATCTTTGTTGCTGTTGACCCATAGCCAGCGTGTGTGTCGGCCATCCATTCAGCGCGCGGTACAGCTGACACATAGTTTGCCTCAACGGTTTCAAGTCGCCCGTCAAGGTCGTTGTCGTTTGCATACAGCCGATTAAATTCTGTATCAAAAAACGTTCCGTTCGCGGACGTCCCGAGATCCCATGTTCTCGACTTTGAGGGGTTTGGTATTGTTGCCATTGTTATTCTCCTGACGCTGCCAGAGACAGCAGCAAATTCATTTTCTCTTCAACGTAGTCGGGCATCGTGATTCTGCCTTCTCCGTGAAGCTGCTTAATAAGCCGGGTATCATTCACATGGTTGTGCGCATCTTTCTGCACCCGCATGAAGTCCATGTCCTTTCTTACCGGGTCGACATAGCCTGTCACGTACTCACCATAATTTCCCTTGCCGGGAATATCGATCTCTTTCATCGATGGGCCACGAGACGTGTTGAAGTCGAATCCGGTGATGCATAGTTCTTTGACCGGAGCCTTTAAAATATCGAGAATCGCAATGGTTCCCATGAGTGCCAGGGAGTCCAAAAATATTCTGTTGATGAAGTCAGCCTCAAGAACATGCACGTCGAAGTGTGCACTCAGCGGTCGAATCAGGTTTTCAAGATTGATCCGCGCGCGCACGAACTTCAGGCCGCGAGATTTCATGTTGTGAATTGGTGGAGAGGGTAGGTTTCTGCAGAAGGTGGCGTTCATATACAGTACGTCGCACCGGCGTCCATAATCTGCGAAATATTCCAGACTGTCGATCAGGATGGCCGGCCCGGTCTTCACGACGACGTCAAAGGCATCGATCTCTTTCCCGGTGCCACGGCCGACAAGTATTGGCGCAGGGCCGACGACCACAACCCGCTTGCCAGCCAGGTATTCGTGGAACTTACTCATTCAACACACCCTTGATCCCGCCAGCCTTCAGAACAGGAAGCACCCGAGTAATTGCTGCTTCCTCTTCAGCGGTAAGCCCATCTGCCTGTATGTAGAACCCACGATACTGCGAAAGCGGCACGCCAGAAAGATCGTATGATCCGTCCAAGAGAATCGAACCATCCAAAAAGATGCCGATTGCGATGCTTGAAAGAGTCCACGAATTATCGAGGTTGCGTGTGCCGTCTAAAAAGTACGTCGCCTCTGGTGACCAGAGCTCAATCAGGTGCGGTGTGGCTGATGGCACATAAAGCTTCAGCCAGTTCAGGATGGTGTTCACTGAATTACCACCGGCACCACCAGCACGCTTTGCGTTGATCAGGATTCTCATTTCCTGATCGGTGAGCCCGTTCCGCAGAACACCATAGTTCCTCCCGAGCCTGTCCAGGTTGATGCCTGTCGCGTTGTCGATGTCCGTCAGATCCAGAACACCCTGCAGCGCATCCAATGCGTCTTGCATAGCCTCGGCAATGACCTCAAGGATTTTGACGTTGTTTGAAGTCGCAGATTTGTCGTAGAAATCTGGCAGCTTCGCGATCAGGCTTTCTGCGGTTACTTCCATTAGCTTGTGTAGACAATATCGATTTTAGAGAAGTCAGTGATTGCCTTCTGGCGAACCGCGATCTCGACAAGATCATACGTGCGGTCGCCTGTCACCGTTCCGATCTTGGTCAGCGGTTCAACGATGCCAGGAATCGAAGACGCTGCGATCTCGAAAAGCGTCGCCTGCAGTTTCCATGCATATACGTCTTCGCTGACGTCCAGACCTTCGCTGGTCACGCTCGACGGGTTCACGCCGCCGATGTAATCCAAGAAGCGCTGGCGGATCTCAGGCTCTGCAGTCACCGCGTTGTAATTTGCATCCACCGTCAGCGTCAGACGGACGTAGATGTCCACATCCGTTACGTGCGAGTGCTTGATGTACTTTGTATCACCGCTGGCGTCGACCACTGCCGTCGTGATGCTTCCATGCGTACCAATGCCGGCAGCTTTCACGTCGAAGATGGCTTCAGCGATCGCCAGATCTGTCGCCGAACCTCGGGTCACGATCTCTACAGACCCAGGTGGCAATCCGTCGCCGTCTGTAGAGTTACCGGTGTTCTCAAACCCTTTTACGCGCGTTACGTTTGTCACGGCGGCAACGGCATCGACTATCGCCTGTAGAGAGCTGGTGCGATCCGCCTCCCGATCGGTGAGCAGTCGGTCGCGGAAGTCTGCGTCGCTTTCGATGTCCAGACCATTCAGCGCTGCCGTGGTATTGGATACGGTATCCAGCCCAGAGATAAATACTGGAATAAAGCTGATCGCCGCGATCGGGGCATTGCCGGCAAGGCCAGCGACAACGGCGAGAACCGTTCCAGAGCCTTCGCCATACGAGTCCAGCGTGATATCTGACTGCAGGGCATAACCTCGCTTGTCTTCGGTCTCAAAAATTGAACCCGATGGGATGATAGAGCCAGGATCTCCAACGAACGCCACCGTCGCGCTCGACTGAGTCGCTGCCCGGCGCAGGGTAGGTGATGCGGCCCGATCCAGCTGCACGCCAACGGCCGTTAGGATGAACAGCGAATAATACACGTCTTCGATTGCCTGCCAAACTGTATCAAGCGCATCGGGATTGATAGCCGATAGCACACCGAGAATACTCTCTGGCTCTGTGGATGGAACGTATGCAACACCACCGACAACATCGGTGAACTTCGCGACAAACTTTGCTTTGATGTCTTCCGTCAGCTCTGCCAGAGTCGGCCGTTGAAATCCGTTTTCGTTAACTCCCCAACTCATATTGCCTCGCTTCCGTTTACAATCCCATCTGTGGACATCACCGTGTACGCGATCAGCGCAGTCCGGTCGCCGTCGGTTACTTTCAGACTCACGTCGATCACATCGGTTACATAGGACACGCGTTTGATCGCGGCAGTGACGATCGATATCACTTCATTCTGGTTGTACTGCGCCTTCAGAATATTCTGCCAATCCACACCGCGCGTGATGTCTTTGTACCAGTTACCCTTCCAAAGCGAAAGAGCGTTCTGCACAATCTGTGTCAGCGCATCTTTTCCACGAAGCACTGTCACGTTCGAGTTTTTATCCAGCGCAAGATCTCCCGATGATGTGATCTGAAAATCTTTGATTGCCATTACGCACCCACCGGAGGCCCAGACATGCCAGGGCCGGTTGTAACACCGCTGTGGACGTGCAGCTTAAGGCTGACAGTGCCTGCTACTACATCCCCGGTCGCCGTAACGTTGTCCGCTGTGATGTCTCCGTTCACGGTAAAATCGCCCTCGACTCTAACACTCGAACCGTCAAACCAAATGTAATTTGCACCACGGCCGATGAGAAGACCTGACTTCGCAGCGAACGCAGCTGGAACCGTCGCTCCACTCTGCAACACGCCAAACCGAACGGTGCATGACGAGAAAGAAAACCGATTCTTTTTTGAATTCGCGCGCGCCTTACCAACCACCACTTCGTCGATCGGTGATGCATAGCATGATACAGAGACCAGATCGCCTTTCTTGTACTCTGGACGGATGAAACAACCATCACCCGCATAGATCATTTCGACCGGCACGTTGTTGACGTCTGGTGTGTTCATCACCGTCTTTGCATCTTCCACACCGTCTTGCACATTGCTGTACAGCTGCGGCCGGATAGTCGCCTGCATTTTCTCTTTGTCGAACGTCACGATTTTTGCCAGAAAAGACATTTCAACCTGACCAAGACGGTCGTCGAGCCATGCGTTAAGCGTATCTGCCAGAAAGTTCATTGTCTTAAAAATGGGAAGTATGTCACCGGTTCCCCTTCCGGTGCGACCACGTATGTGCAGTCAGCCGATCCGTCTGCAAAATTATAGTCTCCGTCGATCACGCATCCGGTCACGGTATCCTGACCAGTGAAACGCTTCAGGAACGGTGCCTTGATAGTAACCCAATCACCGGGAAAAAACATCCTTGGCAGTCCGAACAAAGTCTTCACCTGCCAATGTGATGAGTTCACCCGCGTTGGCTGCTCGATCAATCCTGTCTGTTCGCTGATGATTTCAGGAGCGCCAGCGCGCGGCGCAGCGACCATCGAACGGCAGACGTACACTCCTTGTGGGTTTATCGAATACGAGAAACCATACGTGCGGCCCAGCGACGGCAAGATGTCCTGTAGGATGAAACGACCATTGTAAAATAGCTTTGATGATATCCGCGTGCTCAGAACCAGGCTTACCACCGGGTCTCCTTCTGTATCGATCTGGAACTTCCCAGCTACCGCTAGAGCATTCACAACATCCGACAACCGGGAGCCTGCAGCAAACGTCCCGAAGTACCTCGACGCTTTCCCATAGATATTAACCGTCTGCCCGTCGAACAGCGTGAAGTTAAACACCCTGCCACCCAGAACTTTGTTGTCGAACATCTCGAACGGATATCCGGTATAAATCAACGGCAGCGAGTTCTTCAGCTTTCCGGCATCTGCGCGGCGCTCGATCTGCACCTTTGAATACCCTGCCCGAACCTCTACCCGTGGCCGGCCCTTGTACGTCTTAAGATCAAACTTGGTGATGCTCTCGACTACGTTCTGCGACGGATTCTGAATCTGGATGTTGCAATCGCTGAACGGGCCGCTGGATGCATACGTCTTCTGGAAAGTGAAGTTCATCGAATAGCCAAGCCGGTTGAATGGCTGGCGAAAAAATATCTCACTGACGGCGGAAAGCCCGAGAGGGTCTTCTTCAGAATATACCGTCAGAACTGCCTGACGATATCCATAACCGGTTTTGCCGTATTCGCCTGCCATTATTCATTGATCGCAGTCGCCAGAACAACGTCCGCACCAAGCGTGTTGTCGTTGATTTCCTTTGGCGCGCTGACCCCTTGGAGAACGTTGATGCTCAACGGAATGATTTTATCGGTGAACGGGGCGAGGATTGAATCTATGACGTTCTGCCCGTATGTCAGTTTATTGGCAAAGAGAAAAACCGTCCCGGTCGCATTATAGAACTCGACCGTGAAGATTCCAGAATCATTTTTTCTGAACCGGCACATGAATGAACCGGCAGAAAAAGTGTATATCTTATCGACCGGGATCACGTCTGCAGAGATGTCCAATGAGATGATGTCTGCCATATTACCTGAATGGGTTCAACAGCACTGATGCGACGCGCTTCAATACCTTAAGCCCCGTGCTGCTTCCTTTGGGTGGCTCTCCAAGCGTCAGCAAATTTACAAACGTCAGCTGGAACCCGGCAGAGTCTCCGAATTCAGCGTTCGACAGCGCTTTGATGTTTTTGATCATGAACGTTGTGTCCGCATCGATGATCTTCCCGAGGTTGAACTTTGCACCCGTGATCTTCACCGGCGTCGCATTCGTTGCCCACTTCGTCAGCAGGCGGAATTTTCTGGTGATCTCATCCTCGCCAAGGTCAAAGAATTTACTGGCGGCAGACACTCCTGACTTTACGGCTGCAAAGGCATTTGGAGCAAACGCAGACGCGCGCGAAGCTATGGCCCCTATGGGGTCTGCGCGAAGGTCGAGATTGCGGTTGGTGACCACACCGGTCAGAATAAACGGCGTTGATGTGTTCGAGGCATAGTCCTGTATCGCGCCAGCGTCGCCCACCGGGTGCTCAGATATCTCCATCACGATGTCGAGGTCTTCGCTTTCGGTGGTGTTGAGGTAAACCGTATCTCCAAACGGATTGAGATCCTTTAGCGCATTAACGATCCCGCCTGGCGTCGCTTCCTTGATCGTAATCTGAGATTGAAACAATGAATCCGCAAGCTGGATTGCCTGCCCTACAGAGCCAGCGCTGCCCGCTATTTGACCAAGGAGCGCCATTATCCTCTTGGCTGCACTCCCAGATGCATTGGCAGTATTGTACGGCCAGCTTTATTCATGGCCTTGATGGTCTCGCGCTCGAGAATGTCAGCAAACCCCTGAAGTGGGACGGTGATGTTGTTGACGATCGTCATCCCACCACGGCCACCCATGCGCTTTGTGTCCTGCGCGGATACAATGCGACCACTGGTGTTCGGGACGAATGTTTCTCGGCCGTGCTCGCCGACGGTGTACATACGGCCAGCTTCGACCGGGCCACCTTCGGCTTTTACTGGGTTATCCTCTGGCAAGTTTCCCATGTCGTCGCCCTGGATCGCACCCTTTAAAATATCATACGCATGCTCAACCCCTTGTTTGCTGGCTTCTCTTGGGTCAGACATCACTTTATCGATTTTGTTCAAAGCTGACCCAGTAACTCGATTCGCCGCCTGAGAAAGCTTTGTTGCAACGGTCAATGTTCTGGAACGGATCTCTCTATCTTGCGATCGAGTTTTACTCATGGCGCCATAAGATCCGCCAAACAAGCTGGCGCCGCCTGCCATATAGTTTTCTTCGGATGTTTGGATACTGCCTTCTGAAGCGATAAGATCTGCAGTGCTTGCGCCGGCAACCATCTCCCCTTTTTTGTTTTTGTACATTACCTTTTTGTCAAGGATGTCAGCATATTGCTTGGTGCCTTTTTCTGCATCCTTCAATACACCAGCAATCAGCTCAAACCCCGTTGATGCGGTGTGCGCATTGCCAAGCAGATCTTTGTACGCATTGATGAGATCAATTTGAGAATTCGAAAGACCTCGGCCATGTTTTATCTGTCCGCTTGCCAATGCCTGCACAGCCTCTTCCATCGACCCCAAACCCTGGGACTTGGCAAACTGCTCAAGCGTACCTTGGTTTTTTCCGACAAGACTTTTATCGACTCCAATATCTCCCAGCTTTGAATATGCAGACATCCGATCTCGAGAGCGGTAAATACTTTCCTCCAATCCGATGCCCATTGCGGCGGCAAAGTTTGACGAGAGCATTCTGATGTTTTTGGATGCGGATATGCCAGCGACAAATTCCTGCGCGGCAGATTCAACCGCGCTCGATGCGGCGCTGAACAATCCTCCGATACCTGGTATTTTTGCAACCAACGCAGATCCGCCACCGGTCATGCCTGCGCTGATGCCACCGATCGAAGACCCGCCAATTTTCTTGACGTTATCCCCGATGGCCTTCATGCCCTTGGACATGGATTCTAAAGCGCGCTGCGTGCTCTTGGCCTGTTTCTCACCTTGAGACAGCGCCTTGTTGACCTGCTCTTGCTTGCGATAAATATTGGTCAGCGATGCCGATGCGGCATCTTTAACGGTCATCTCGGAGAGTACAACTTGGAGCGCCTTACCCACTGCCTTCTGCCTTACGGGATTTACTCACCGTCAATCGAAATTATGTTTTGAACACGCCGCGAATGTAACAATGCCGCCACAGGATCAGATACCGAGAGACAGAGATTTTATTCAGGCAGTCGAAGGTAACGAACCCTCGTGCCATCATCAGGAACCAATCGTTCAGGAATCCACGGACGAGCGCCCGGAACTCTTTATTCTTCAGCTTCCCGAAAAAGTACCTCCGTGAAGAACTTTGCCCATAGGCCGAGTCCTTCGGCACGGTTCTTCTTTCTGCGGAGGTATTCTTCATCGATTCTGGGAGACTGCTCATTGAGCGGGTGCAGGTTCTTCAGCCCGAGGCGCATGGCCGCGACGTACAGATCGCCGTGCTCCTGAATCTCTTCATGGATTGCAAAAAACTCAGGCTCTTGGAATTTGTACGCACGGCCATCAAGGAATTCAAGTTTATGAACCATAAACCCACCGGGCAGCTCCTCTTGCGAGTGAACGAAATCCCAGTCTTTTTGAAGCCGCTCAATCTCGGTCGGCTCCTTTTTCTTCGCCTCTTCGGACATTAGTTATCCTGTTCGATGATCTGGGCTGCAAGGATTTCCCACACGCGGTCTTGCTCGTCAGCCTTGAAGTTTTTTCGAGGTGATACGCTTACAACGCACGTTGTGGCGTTCACCAGCTCCGTGTAAGAGCCTTTAGAAACGATCTGGACGGCGAATACCGACCGGGCAGAGGACAGCGCGCGCATGTACTTCTGGCCATTGCCAGCATTCTGTTTGATGCTTATCTTGATCTTACCAGCACGGTTCAGGTTCTCGATAAACGAGACGTCGCCTTTAGGGCCAACGCGTGCTTTGAAGTCTTCCGGGTCGAGACGTTCGACCTCGATCATCTCTTCGCCGAGACCATCAATGGTCAGGCCGGCAACAATGACTTCGACGTTTTTGGGAGAATAGACTCCGAGATATTGCTGATTTGCCATGTCGTGCTCCTTATTCGGTCAACAGGATAATGCCTGTCACTTCTACCTTTTCGATCGGGGTGTTTTCGATGTACGAATACTTCACGCCGGAAAGAACTCGGTTCGTGATGTCGGTTGGCGACTGTGCCTCGATCTCGGTGCGCGTCAGTGACGTCACGTTGAACCGGAACAGGCCGTCGTATGAAGCGGCCGCTTGGATCGATGTTTCGACCGGTGCCACCACTCCAAGCTTGCCGGCTGTTGTCAGTCGGTTCGCGATGGTTGAAAGCACCTGATTGATTCCACCGTCGGTGTATGGGATCTTTGACCCTTGCGCAGCTGCCCTGACGAACAACGTCAGCAGGTCTGTCTCGAGGTTCAGCGCGATGAAGTCCCGGCCGATGACCTGGTCGATGTAGATCTGCTGTGTCTGATCCCACATCTGAGAACCGTCGACATAGTTCAGACCGTTCTTTGTGATGTAGCTCTGCGCCTTGTTCTCGCGCACGGTGATCAGATCCGTCAGGGTAGACGATGTGTTCGGCGTCTGGCCCTGCAGGTCGCTGAGGAACTTCCAGCCCTGCCCTGGGACGTTGGGGAGAGCTTTAGCGGCCCATGCTGCCTCTGGGTGGTCGGCGATTACGTCGTGGATGATACCAGAGACGCGACCGTTACCAACCACTGTCGGGCGAGCGATCACGTTCGACACAAACAGGATGATGCGCTTGATGCTGTCGAAGTGATCCGCCAGAGTCTGCTGGGTGGTCTGGTCTGTGGCGGTCGTCATGGCGATGTACCATTGGCCGACATCGTAGAGCGCAATGTAGTCCGTCAGCGTCGAACCGATCTTACCATAGCAGTCGAGCACATAGATCACGTTCGGGCTGGGTGCCGATGCGAGAACATTCTGCACCATCTTGTACTCTGTGCTGGTTGAAGCATAGTAATACTGCAGCTGCGAAATGTCGATCACCTTCAGGTAAGAGATGCCGGCGCTTGTAAGGGTCGTCAGAACATCGTCTGCATCGAGCGTTTCTTCAACCAGACCAGAACCGGTGCCGGTTGCCTGCAGGCCGATCAATGCCAGTATCGGTGCGCTGGCGTTTGCTGCAAAGTCTGTCAAAAGGTCGCGAACGCGTGCGGTAGTCGGTACGGTGATGGTGATGTCGTTTTCAGATCCGATTGTATAGATGTAAGATGAGCCAGTGACGATCACGCGCAGAGTGAACACCACCTGCGGGTCGACCGATACGGCCACGGCACCAGAGTTTCCAGAACCCCAGCGCACGATTGTTTTTGAACCGGTGAACCCGATCAGAAGCGGAACACCGAAGTTCACCCCTGTTGCGGTCATCGATCCGTTGATGACGCTGACGATTATGTCGTTGATTGCTGCCATTTTATCCTCACTGCCCTGCTACAGGGTCTTCTTGTTGAACGTCTGCTGATTCGATTGTATCGACGAAAGATTCCGTGATGCTGTCTGCCCAAAGTAGGTTGCAGTCAAAGCTGTTTTGTCGCTCAAAGAAATTTGCCTTTGCGACCTTGAGCTCACGGATCTCTGACGCAGTCACAAGACTTACATTGTCAATCCGTTTTAGCGCAAGTTCAAACCCATCGGTTGAAAAGTAATTATACAGCTGGCGCGCCATGGCTCGGCAGGCAGCGACTCTCTGCGCTGGATAGACAACAGAGAACTGCATCTGTGTGACCGTTGGGTTCACATAGATTCGACCTGGCTCCCCAGACGTCTCGATGTCGTAGCGAAGGGTCTGCCAGCTTTTATACTTTGGCTCTTGAATCAACGTCGCCAGAATGTACGGCATAGGCGGAGTCTCGGTATCCTGCCCGTCAGCGACCACCACAAGGCCTGTGCGCAGCGTAATGATACCGAACAGGCTGGTGAGCGGGAACGCCATCAGTTAAGCTCCGGGCGCTCAGTATTCCGAACAGTACATTTTGTGTAACCACCCTCTGGGCGATAGCGAACCAGCTGCACCTTGAAAGTACCGTAATCGGTTATTGCGAAAGAGTCTCCGATTTCAACGTGCCGGTTTTCGTCCGTAGATAATACAGGGCGATCTGCGAAAAAGTAAACGTCCAGCTCATTGGCTCCGACGCTTCCGTCCGGTGAAAGAGTGAGTGTTTTCTGGCTCTTCTCGACGACCATGCCTTCGATAGTCTCCGCACCAAGAAGTCCTGTCTCGATAGCTCCCTCTTCCCCACCGGCACGGCCCAGCGCAGACCATTCGATCGTGGCCTTGATGAATCCTTCACCAGCTGCTGCGACACTCATTTGACGACCTCGTACTGCAGCGAATTGATCAACTGCGCTGTGGCGATACCTGGGATGGTCGAAGCAATGCCTTTCTTGCGGCGCGCCTTGATCGTGCTGTCAGCCAGAGGAACTGTATCCCCGCGAGTGATTGTTTCCCGAAGCGAACCAACCATGTCCTCGCCAAGGCCTGTCAGGATTGCATCAAAGTTAAATTCCCCGTTGGAGTAATTATTGGCGATCAGCTTCTGGACTCTGTCTTGGATGCCCTTCAGCACAGTCTGGTTTTGGAATGTTCTGCGCAGGTAAGCGCGCGCTGGTATGCGTCCGCCGTTCTTGAGCGGTGCTCCGTATTCTTGAATGATAAAAAGATCTGAATTCGATATACCGCCTTCGTGCATTCCGACTGCCCCGAGGCGCACGCGCATCTTGTTCAGACGTGCTAATTGCTTCTTAAATTTGATTAGATTCGCGTCGTCGATCTTCACGCTATACGCTGACCGGGAACTCTGAACGGTCAACAAACTTTATGAATTCCCACAGGAACGGCGTCATGCCTTTGTCTGTTCCTCTCGGGATGTCGGCCTGAGAAACAGAAACGTCTCCAACTGCCTTCGATAGTATAACAGGGTTAACCCCAAGGATGCAGAGCAGATGGCAAACCATCAGGCGTCCAAGGAATTGGTATTTGTATTCTTCGGTGTTCTCCTCAGTGATTCCGTACTGCTCCATGAGGAAGGGAGCATCGGCGCAGGCTCTGGCGATTTTGTCCGATGAAACAGTCGACCCCAAATAGAGTCGAGCTATTGCTGGATTTATTGCCATGCCTGCGCCTCAGTCTCTTAGCTGATGTTGTTACCGAGCTGGATGCCGGTGCCGACATACGAAGCACCTGGGTGTTTGCCCTGGTATCCCGCTGTCTTGATCTGCAACATCTGCTGGATCGAACCATCGACCAATGTGACCGGAGCCAGCATTGTCAGAGGTTCAACCGTTGCAATGCAACCATAGCGCTTGTCTGCTTCGATGAGCATGAAACCGCTTTCAGTCAGCCACGTCATTGGACGGGTTGTGCCTGATACGGTTCCTTTTTGCATCGCGTTAGACACAACGATCTTGAGCTCTTTTTTCAGAGTCAATTTCGCAGCGCGCTGAATCCACTCGATGAGCGGAGTCGGGTCGGTCGCGGTAACCTTGCGGAAACCGAGAGCGTTCACCGTCAGCGATGGTGGCAGAACGATGGTGTTCGGCACATACGCGTTGTTACGCATCACCCAAGAAATCGCCCGTGCGATGTCTGCGATGATCAGTGCAGAATCCTTCTGGAACCATGTGGTTGCGCCACCGACGTTTGGTACGGCTTCCATCTTGCCTGCAGTCGGGGCGTTGCCGCCGTATGCTGCCGAGTCCGTAGACACGAAGTCTTTAAACCCGAGAATACGACCGGCCGCCACACCACGGATCTCTGCACCCTGCCAGATGATACGGTCGTGTGTACGCTCGATGTTCTTCTTCGCTGTGAGCAGCTTCTCGTTCATGAGGTCAACGAGAGGAGACAGCCCGCGATCCTGGCGCATGTCCAGCAGCTGAATGTCGTCGCGCGTTACCGTTACGGTTTGCGGGATCTTACATGTTGGCTGGAACTTACGACCGATCACAACGTCTGCCGCTGTTACCGCTGGCGTTGCTGGCCCGATGGCTACAGCTTCCGCTTCGCCTTGGTCGGTCAGAACGTCGTATGCGATCTCGCGAGAACCTGGGTGGAACCCTGTTTCCTCGGGGAAGACCTCACGGCTGGCGAAGGGCTCATCTGCTGCGCGCACCAGTTCTTGGGCGACAGAGAAGAGTTCCTCAGACGGGACGACGGCATTAAAACGAACACGGATTTTTTCACCGCGTGCGTTTTCGGTGTCGAAATAGTTATCGCCGCGCGATGGTGCGTCGAGTTTGAACGCGTTTCTGCGTCCGTGAACTTCTACGACCTGCGCATTGATAGCTTTTGCGAATTGCGTAATCCGACTCATGATCGGATTGTTGGTAAAGTCAATTGGCTTCATTCTGTTCTCCTTCTTATGAACTCGCGACAGGATACACTGGGTTACCGTTCAGGTAAACCTCTGCAACCGTATTGTACACGCGCTCGATGCGAATGCCTGATGTTTGCGCGATCAGAAGGCTTGATGTTGCCGATGAGGTCAACCAACCTTTCTTACCTGTAGCAAACGACACTCGAATCGCTCCACCGACTGACGGCTTGTTGTCCGGGTCGATTTTCGCGATGTAGTTACCGCGACGGCCGATGGCAGCAATGTCTGCTGCGAGGTATGCATTGTTCGCATAGTCGCCAGAGCTTTGCGCCACGCGAGCGACACCCAGAAGATTCTGTGTGGTTGCTGGCCCGAGGACATCTGCTCCGCCACTGCCTGCGACGACGAACGCGCCGAAGTCAAATGCGGTAAGCACCTTTTGCGCTGGTGCGTCTTGAGCGGCCGGATCATAGGTTCCGAGCGACCCTGCGGCCGGTTCACTGATTGAGTGAATCGGACGGCTTGATGGTACTGATGGTGCACTCATTGTTTGCCTGCCTTAAAGGTCAGACGCTGATCGAGAGATCACGTCGCCTTCTGGATTGTACGCCGAGTGGTCATACCCGTCGCTCGTTGCCGAGTTGATTCGCAGTTTTGCAGTTTTTGTGAGAACTGCCAGTGTTGCCTTCACTTCGGTTTCGTTCATTGCGTTCACTTCTTTTTCGGAGAACGTGTTCGTGCGTTTCAGCACCGCTTTGCGATAGGTCGGGATGTCGTTCATACGGAACGCCAGATCCTGTGCATCTTCACCGAGAAGAGCCATCGCCTGTGCCGCAGCAGTTTGCATTTCGGACATATAGCCCTGCACCTGCTTCGCCACCATTGCCGGCAGGGAGTTTGTGACGCGGTTCATGACCTCTTTGTCAGAGTTCTTTTTCTCCGCATCTGTTCCCTTGTCGTCATCAGCGTTTTCCGTCGGAAGTTTTTTCTTCTCTGGATCTTCTTCATCGGCGTTCTGTGTGCCGCCCATCTTTTCTACGAGCTGGGCGACCGCTGTTGCCAGTGATTCGACCTTTTCTTCGAGTGTCGACATACGTGTGTCTTCGCTCGCTTGCTGCTCTTCGCTTTCTTCTTCGTTCACCGTGTTTTGCGGATTCGGCTTTCCAGCCGTGGTCTGCTCATCCACGTTCTTGCGTTTGATTTTCATATTCTCGCGCCTCCGTTCAAATTTCTCAAACTCTTTCTTCAGGGCAGGTACGAGTTCAACGCTCGCCCGGTTGTTATAGAGAATTTTCACCGCGTCACCGGCCCTGCCCTGTTCGACAAGCGCGATGTGATTCATTACTACGTCGGACTGAACTCGGGTGTATTTCTCACCGTCGTAAACTCCGTTTTGCTCAATGACTTTGCAATTATAACCTTGTGAGAGCTCCCGCAGATCGCCGCGCTCTACAGCGTCGCATACTGCTGGGTTGAATATCTTTACGAGCCCCAGCACTCGACCGTTCGCTTTGTCAACCTGGGGGTTGTACAGGATGCCGTCGATCAGCTTTTTGAAATTATCACCGTTGACGTCTATGGGCTGGCCGTTCTCGTCTGTTGGGTGGTTCACCACGAACGGGCACCCATCGCACGATGCAAGATAGTCGTCAGAGAATATGTCGTCGCCGAGGAGCTCTTTCGTTTTGAACTCTGGATAATCGAGAACGCCTTTCTGCGCAATGACCACGGGAACGATCAGGAATCCTTCTGGTGTGCGTTCAGGCTTATCGTAGAATGTGACGGGCCGTGAATACGCTGCGCGGTTGGTCGTTGCTCTGTTGATTCGCTTCGCCATCACAATACAAATGCGCCTGCTCTACAGACAATCCACTGTCAACAATATTCATAGAATGAACTATTCATAGACGGTGCGCTCGAAT